AGGAAAATTATTTCCCCAAGACAAGAACTCTTTCTGAAGAGAAGTTTGACGATGGAGTTGACAATGACTTCAGCGAAGGATCAACCGTAAGTCAGTATATCAAGGCACTTGACGTACTTGCTTCTAAAAATTAAATTTATATAAATAAATCTATTGAAAACCTAAAAGGGGAAAACTAAATGTTTCTTTCAGAGCAACTAACAAAAAAGTGGGAACCAGTTCTCAATCATGACGGACTTGGCCAGATCACAGATAAATACAAGCGTGCGGTTACTGCAGTAGTTCTCGAGAACCAAGAGAAGGCACTTCGCGAAGAGCGCACTGCTCTTTTCGAAACTCCAGCAAACAACATCGCTGGTACTGGTGCGTCCGACATCGATCGCTACGATCCAATCCTAATCTCGCTCGTTCGTCGTGCGCTGCCTAACTTGATGGCATATGACGTTGCTGGCGTTCAGCCAATGACTGGTCCAACTGGTCTTATCTTCGCAATGAAGTCAGCTTACACTACCCAAGCGGGTACGGAAGCACTCTTCAATGAAGCAGATACAGACTTCTCGGGTACAGGAACTCATGCTGGTTCAAACCCAGTTGATGGTTCTTACACCACAGGTACTGGTGTTGCAACAGTTGATGCCGAACAACTTGGCGAATCTGGTGGAACTGACTTCAACCAAATGGCATTCTCGATCGAGAAAACAACTGTAACTGCTAAGACACGTGCTCTTAAAGCAGAATACACTGTCGAACTTGCTCAAGATCTCAAGGCAATTCACGGTCTTGACGCTGAAGGCGAACTTTCGAATATCCTTTCACAAGAAATTCTTGCTGAAATCAACCGCGAAGTTATCCGTACGATCTACAAAGTTGCTAAGACAGGTGCCGCTTCGACTGCAACTGCTGGTACTTTCGATCTTGACGTTGACTCAAACGGTCGTTGGTCAGTTGAGCGTTTCAAGGGTCTTCTGTTCAACATCGAACGTGACGCTAACGTAATCGCTCAAGACACTCGTCGTGGTAAGGGTAACTTCATTATCTGTTCGTCAGATGTTGCTGCTGCTCTCGCAATGGCAGGTATGCTTGATACAGGTGCTGCACTTGCTGGTTCGCCAACTCTTCAAGTTGATGACACAGGCAATACCTTCGTTGGTACGCTGAACGGTCGTTACAAAGTATTCGTAGATCCTTACTCAGCAAACACTGGCGCTGCATCGCAGTTCTATGTTGTTGGTTACAAGGGTGCCAATGCTTATGACGCTGGTATCTTCTATTGCCCATACGTTCCACTACAAATGGTTCGTGCTATCGATCCTAACACCTTCCAACCAAAAATTGGTTTCAAGACTCGTTACGGGATGATCGCTAACCCATTCGTAACTCAGTCGAACGGTACAACTGACGGTGATACTTTCACTTCTAACCGTAACCAATACTATCGTCGCGTTAAGGTTACTAACCTTATGTAATCGATACCTCTCCATTAGAGAGAGGGTTGCTAAGAAACTGGGGGGAGCAGAAATGCTCTCCCCATTTTCATTATAAATAGTATGAAACAAATGAGGGTAACATGGTATTAAAAACATCACTGGGTGTAACAGAAGCAAACTGGGTAAATCAACAACCCAGCGATCTCGATTATCTTAAACCAAATGGATTTAAATTTCAGGTCCACAATCTACCCAATGTATCATACTTCTGTCAAGCAGCAAACATTCCTGCGATACAACTTGGTTCACCTACATTCCAAACACCATTATCAGATATCCCAGTTCCTGGAGATAAATTGTCATATGGTGACTTAGTAATTCGTTTTCTTGTTCAAGAGAACATGAGCAACTATCTTGAATTATACAACTGGATGATTGGTCTTGGATTCCCAGAGTCTAGAGATCAATATAAAAACTGGAATGAATCGCAACGTTATAGATTTCCTGCCATCTCAGATAAACGTCTGGGCGCACTAGGCAACTTCTCAGACGCAGACTTCTTCATTCTTGACTCAGACAACAATCCGAATGTTAAAATTACATACTATGATGTGTTCCCAGTTAGTCTTGAGGCATTAGACTTCGACATCAGTTCTGGTAGAGCAGATTACTTGGTTGGTAATGCTGCATTTAAATATCGCCAATATACAGTTGCGGCACTTTAAAGCTTGACATTCGAGTCAAATCGTAGTATACTTATATTATTTTTCTATTGAGGGCATTATGAAACTATCTGAAATTCAAGAGTCATGGACTAAAGACTGCAAGATCGACCAATTAAATCTTGGTCCAGAATCAACCAAAACCCCAGAGTTGCATTCTAAGTATCTTAACATACTATCAAATTCTAAACTGCAGTTGCGCAAGGCGGAGGCAGATTATTATCGCTTGCGCAGAACTAAGATGCGGTATTATCGCGGAGAACTTACACGCGAAGAACTCGAAGAACATGGGTGGAATCAATACCAAGGTCTCAAACCACTAAAGAATGAGATGGACGATGTTCTTCAATGTGATGAAGAGATGATCAAACAACAAGACAAGATTGATTATATCAAAGCAGTCCTCTACCAATTAGAGCAGATTCTGCGGTCACTAAATAGTAGGACATGGGATATTAAGTCCGCAATTGAGTGGACCAAATTTACAAATGGATTAATGTGACCGAACTAACCATCACTAAAAAAGATGAAGTGTATCTGAATGTGGAATGCGACCCCAGTATTTCACAGGAACTATTAGAGTATTTTACGTTTGATGTTCCAGGTGCAAAATTTATGCCCACCTACCGTGCTAAGTTATGGGACGGTAAGGCACGTTTGTTTAACATGTGGACTAAAGAACTATACGTAGGACTTCTTCCATACCTCAGAGAATTTTGCCAGCGCAATGAATATGAGATGGACGTTCAGATCGAACGTATCGGCGATCCCATAACTTATGAAGAACTGGTTGAATATGCTGACTCTCTGAATCTGCACTCACAAGGTAATCCGATCGAAGCAAGAGACTACCAGTTAGACGCTGTTAAGTATGCGATTCGCATCGGCAGAACTCTGCTATTGTCACCAACTGCATCAGGTAAGTCGCTGATCATTTATCTGTTGATGCGTTACCACCAAAAGTTTGACCGCAAACAATTAATTATTGTTCCAACCACATCTCTGGTTGAACAAATGTATAAGGACTTTCAAGATTATGCGTCGGAAACAGACTGGAAAGCATCATATAACTGCGCCAGAATCTATTCAGGATTTGAAAAGTCGAACGAATATCCAATAACGATTTCTACATGGCAGTCAATCTATAAACTGCCCAAAAAGTTCTTTGATGAATTTGATGTAATCTATGGGGATGAAGCGCATTTATTCAAAGCGAAATCACTAACATCAATCTTCAACAAATGCACCAAAACTAAGTTCCGGATCGGAACAACAGGAACTCTTGATGGAACTAAGACGCATAAGTTAATCCTCGAGGGATTGTTTGGTAAGGTTCATAAGGTTATCTCGACCAAAGAATTAATGGATCAGGGATCCGTTGCCGATCTAGACATAACATGCATCGTGCTGGATTATACTGATGAAGAGAAGAAAGCACTAACTAAGTATACCTATCAGGAAGAAATGGACTGGTTGGTAACACACCAAAAACGCAACAACATAATTAAGAATCTGGCAACCACCCAGAAGGGCAACACGCTAGTTCTGTTCCAGTTTGTCGAGAAACATGGTGCAGTTTTGTATGACTTGATCAATGAGAAGATCGGAAAGTCCCGTCAAGTATTCTTCGTCCATGGTGGAACTGACACTCAGCAACGTGAGAAGGTTCGAGAGATTACCGAGAAAGAAAAAGATGCAGTTATCATCGCATCGTATGGTACCTTTTCAACGGGAATAAATATAAGGAATCTACATAATGTCATATTCGCTTCTCCGTCGAAATCTAGAGTAAGAAATCTTCAGTCGATTGGTAGAGGATTGCGTAAGGGAGATGACAAAACTTCCTGCCGTCTTTTTGATATTGGTGATGACTTATCTTGGAAGAGCAGAAAGAATTATACTCTACTACACATGATAGAGAGAATTAAGTTATATAATGAAGAAGGTTTTAAATACAAACTCGTGAGGATATCTACTGATGGAAACTCCAAAGGTACTTAAATTTAAAAATGGCGACCTAGTAATCGCATCGATAAGAGACAGTGATACCAATGAATTATTCTGGTTGGATAATCCCATTGCGGTAATTCCCTATCCTGTCATCCAAGAAGATGTTGTTGGAGAAACGTTTCTTCTGAAACCATGGATTGGTATTACTACAGAGAAAACTTTCCTGATACCCAAATCTGAAATAATTACTGTCTGTCTTTTGAGAGAGAATCTCCTCGGTCAGTATGAAAGATATATCTCAGGAGAAGTAAAGTTCCCCGAGGAAACTCAAGAGGAAAATACAGACATCGATATGCTGCACTCCCGACTACTCAGAAGCAGGAACCTACTCAATTAAGCAGTAGTAAAGCTATTATTCATCATACTCGACATAGTCATTATACCTCGAAACGCGAGTGTTGTCAAGCCTTTATCGCGAAATAATAGTGAAAAAAAATCATTGACTAATAAGAAAAAGTATAGTATA